TGCTGTCCTGACCCACCACTGCCCGACCACACACACCACAGACCACCCGGGGGAGCCCCACCATGAACGACCGCATCGAAGCGATGAAGCGGAACCAGGAGCTGTACAAGGCGCTCCTGCTCGCCAAGACAGACCTGCCCGTGATCGAGAAGCGCCGGACCGCGCGCATCCAGACGAACAACGGGCCCGCCTACTCGTACAGCTACGCGGACCTGGCCGACATCGACCAGCAGGTAACGCCCGTCCTGGCCAAGCACGAGCTGATGATGGATTTCGAGATGCACGACGCTGAGGACGGAACACCGATCCTCACCGGAATGCTGATCCACCCCGAGTCCGCGGGATTCAAGACGTCCGAGTGGAAGGTCACCGGCCGCACCCCGCAAGACCAGGGCGCATCCATCACCTACGGGCGCCGCTACCTCACCGGGATCCTGACCGGCCTGATCACCGACGAGGACACCGACGGCCGCCAGGCCAACCCCGGCGCCCCGGCCGCGGCGCCCAAGCAGCAGCCCAAGCCCAGCAACCCCGCCACGGCCTCGCAGCTGGAGCAGCTCGGCCAGGCGACTGCCAACGGGATCGACCTCAAGCCGATCATGCAGCAGACCATCGGACGTATCGCCGGGCAGCGCACCATCACCGAGGACGAGGCCACCCTGGTCCTGCAGGCAGCAGCAGCGCAGTCCTAGCCTGAGAACGCACAGGGCCGGGCGCGTCCACCACGAACGCGCCCGGCCCATTTGCACCGAAACCCCGACCACACAGAAGAGGCAGCCACATCATGACAGAGACGACCGCCCAGACACCGGCCAGCACCCTGGACCGTGACGCACTCCTCACGGCGCTGCAGACGGCCGCACGGGACGTGATCGACCGCCGGGGCACCCCGGGCGCGATGGCCCGCACAGAGACGCTCAGGGCCGTTCTGGCAGCCCTGATCCAGCACGACGCCCAGCTGGCCGTCGTCGTCACCTCAGCGCTGTGGCTCGACCGGTACGGCACCGCCGGCGCACCCGAGCGGATGGTGGACCTGCAGGACGCGCTGGACAACCTCCCGGCGCCAACGTCGCACGAGCTCGACGCGCTCGCCAACCCGGCCGTGGCCGCCGCGATCGATGCCACGTTCGCCAGCACGGCCGAGACCGTGGAACGCGACTGGCGCCGCTGAGCACCTCGAGCTCGAACGACAGAAGCCGCACCCCGGGCGAGGGGTGCGGCTTCTGCCATGGAGGTCACTGCTGTGGAACTACCCCCGAGGGCGTGGGGGCCGGCTCATGTGGATCAGGGTGTAACCGCTGCTGTACCGACATGAACCGCGATCGATCTCGCACACGGTAGCACCACCCGCGACAAACCGGGCAGGTCACGAGTCCAGCACCACGGCGTTCACGCTGCACGAGCTGGTGTGCGCCGCGGCGCTGCAACGCACCTGAATCCCACCGTCAGACCGGATCTGCACCCGGAACGTGGTCGTCACTACCGCACTGGCAGTAGCCCCCACGTAGTTCAGAGACACCGGAGTACGGAACTGCGCCGGGATGCCACCAGCTGCCACGGGCTGCTGAAGCGAACTCGCAGCACCCCAATCCACGGTAGGCAGCAGCGACCCCCGATACGTCACCGAGTGCCCGATACGCCGAACCTCCAGCGACGACGTGAACCCAGCCGCAGCCGGCACCGCCACCCACCCCGTGTCGTACACCACGCCCGGGGTGAAGATGACCCGCAGCTGGAGGATGAGGCGTTCCAGCACCGAGATGCGACGCCCATAGTCAGAGAGCATCCGCCCGATGTCGTAGTCACGGCCAAGCGTCGATCGGCCCATCAGCAGTCCCAGCAGACTTCGAGGCCAGGTTCGCCCGCCACGACCAGCCGGTTCATCTGTTCCTCCATGATCTGGATGGTGACCTGTTCCGGACCCTCCAGACCGACGGCGACCGACAGGCGCCCGATCTTGGGCTGCGCGCTGGAGAACTCGACCGTGTAGCCGCCCTGGATTGTCCAGTGCGGCGAGACGATATCGAGGGAGACCTCGTTGCCGGGCGTCAGGTCATCGATGGTGAGCGTAGGGTCGCCAGCCGCCTCGCCGTAGTCGAGCCCCGAGAAGAACAACTGAATGTTGCCCGCAAGGTCGGCGTGATCGTCGTGGTAGCCCTGCGCGTGATCGAACAGCGTCGAACTGTCCGACACCCCGTCGAAAGATGGCGCGGCGTCGTAGCGGGGCATGTTCACGAACGTGCCCCCCGTCCAGAACGTCTGGATCAACGGCGTGCCGTCCTCGGCAGGCTCCCCGAACGCGTCCACGAGGTTCGCCAGTTCGTTGCCGTCCATCGAGAACTTGAGATCCGTCAGGTGATGCCACGCGATGACCGGGAAAGGCTCATCCTGAATCCAATCATTACTGAACTCCACCACACTGCCCCAGTTGGGCGCGAAACTGCGGAAGTGCAGCAGCCGATATACCGGCCCATCGATGATCTGAGTGAATTCCCGGATAGCCTCACCAAGGAACTTGCGATCATTACCAAGGTAGGTCCGGTCCCTATCGATAGTCAGAGGGCCGTTCACGTCCCCAATCAACTGGATACCGGGTCCCGCTATGGGGTCTACTGAACCTCCGACGATGTTGTTGCCATTTGCGTAGTCAACCAGGCTCGCACCGATGACATTCTGATCAATGGCGGAGAAAGAAAGGTCAGAGCGGATAATCCGGGAGTCGAGGTAGGACTGGATCTCGTTGAAGCCGAGAGTAACCATTCCGTCGCTGGAGCCCTCGAACGTCTCCACGATGCCACCGAACATAGGGATCGGGTCAGCAGGTGTAGCAGCTCCTCCGGCTGTGCGCGAGAAGTAGATGCCGACAGACTTCGGGTACATCTGGAGCATCTGAATAAACGATGGGTCGGCTACGTTGCCAAATGGCTCAACGCCATGACGGTTGAAAGAGATGCTGCCTCGACCGGACTCCAGGTACACCATCTCGAACTCGAACGACGTCGGGATGATGACTTTCAGCACTTCACCGGTAATGAGGCGGACCAGTTCGATACGCCAGTTCGCGGCGCACTCGCAGAAGTCGGTAGCCATCAGCCGCTGATCACCGCGTTGTACCACTGGATGCGCGCATCACCGGTGTCTGTCGGGTCGGCCGTGGTGATCGAGAAATCGTGCAGCCCGGGACCGAGCGGCGACGTGTAGTTGCCGCTGAGGTGCTGCGACGTGTCAACGGTGATGGTGTTGGCTCGACCCCACCGCGTGTCGATATTGACGCTCTCCACTGCGCTGACGTCCTCATCGTAGGTGAACTCGTTCTCTCCGTAGTTGACCGTGATCGGCGCTGTCAGTTCGCCATTCAGGGTGATGCCCGGGAAGACACACAGGTCCCCGACAACCTCGATCTGCGCCGGGCCGGTGGCCACGGCACCCTCGTTGATCCAGATCTGCGCAAAGTGGAGCGCCTGACCATCGAGGGCTGTACCGGACCACGCCAGGATCGGCATCAGGAACGCGGCGCCGACCGGCGCCACGAACGTCTCAGAGTGCCTACTCCAGTCCGTCAGGGCCGTCATGTTCGTACCCTGGATGGTGGAGATCGTCGCGCCGCCCGCATCGAACCAACGCATGATGACACGGGTCTGGGGCCCGCCTACGACGTTCTTCTCAGCCCACCAAGATGCGGTGTAGCTCGTCCCCGCAACCACAGGAATAGCGCCGGTGCCCGATGGCGTGGTGTCCATCGTCATCGGTGATGTGGTGTTCGCGACGATGGTGTTCCGGCTGAAGTACGACCCGCCGTCCGGGCCACCGGAGGAGGAGTAGAAGTCGTTGAACGTGCCACCGTTGGTGGTCATCGTCAGACCGTCGAGGCGGTAGTTCGGGTGCATGTTGCCCCCGCCCCCGCCCGCTTCTACGTCCTCGGTGTGGTCCGAGTTCCACGGGAAGGCTCCCGGGCCCGGGTCGTTGTTCACCGCGAGGCGCAGGGCTGCGTCCTCGCAGTCGAACCGCAACAAGACCTGCCCACACCCGATGTTCGACCGCAACCACGTAATCTCCGCGACACGTGGACGGCCATGCACCAGGTACGGCCCCTGGTACGTCTTCTCCTCCTGCGTCGCCGTCGGGCTATGGCAGTCCGACAAGATCGCCAACGTCGCCCCGGCACAGTTCCGCGACCATTCCTCCGTGAGCCGCTTCATCTTCTGCCGTGCGCTCCGCGCGGCAGCAGAGAACGGGACGAGGAACGCCGGAGATACCACCGACCACGTGTTTCCCGCGCCGTCCACGAACGACGTCGTGCCAGCGGGCTGCACGAAGTTCGGATCGGCGACCACCATGGCACCGTCACGGATCTCCGCAGAGAACACCCGGCCTGCGAGCATTTCCGATCCACCGTTGTTGTACGAGCCGACGATGACATCAGCCGAAGAATCGTGAATCGACGTGACACCGGCCTGCGTGACCGTGCCACCGAGCTGCGTGAACAGCGAACCGTCCGTGCTCGTCCAGAATCTGATGTCACGACCACCAGCCCCATTGTCTATGTCGAGGCTGTACCGCAGCCAGAGCTCTTCCCCGTCAGCGAGCGCCGGCAGCACACCCGTTGACGTGGCAGATTGCACGGTCGCGTTCGTGCCGTCCTCCGACCAGAACAGCGCCGTCGTGCCCGTGGTGTTGACCCGTGTCGTCCAACCTCGTTCGTCGACGCCAACCGTCAGCCACTGACTGATCGGAGCCGTAGCCGCAGCGGGAGTCCAATCGTCCATGGCCAGGTGGATCCGAACATCGAGATCCCCCGTGATCTCCAGACCGGGGGAGTCTGGCGTGAGCGCGCGCCCGTTGGAAACGCCGTCGAGGAACAACGCACCGTCAACCTGCTCCGTCGAGGAACATCCTGGGCACATGTCGTTGCAGACTGACACCCGGAACGTTAGAATCCGCGGCTGGTAGTAGTCACCGAACTGCACGACGCCGTCACGCTGCGCGAACGTCACATCACCGCTGCGCACCGGGGGGACGCCCATCCCCTCCGGCGGCAGTGTCAGGCACCCCAGCGGCGCCGTGGGCAAGAACTCGACGACGGGATCCCCGCCTTCCAGACTGATCCCGTCGAGCTGCGCTAGCTCGCGTCCGTCCTTCCACAACACGATGCCCCACGCACCACTGTTCCCGCTCACCGGGCCACCCCCTCGATCGTCTCGCGGCGTGCCTGCGTGGCGTACCGAACGTTCCAGTTGATCTCCGCGAGGCGACCCCCGGACGTGGTCGGCCCTGTGAAGATCTGCGTCACGCTCACCCCGCCATCCGCCGCAACACCCGCAGGAACAGCCGCCTGCGCGCCCTGACGGCCCGCAGCCTGCGTCACAGCCCCCGTGGGCGCCAGAGGCGACAGGGCCCGCTGCATGGCCCGTGCAGGCAGGTTCACGTTCGTAGTGAGCCCGTCAGCGATCATCTGCGCGATCACCTCACCGGAGTGCTCAGGGCTGCCCTGGCCAGACAGGGGCCCGAGCTTCGCGGGCGAGAACGGCAGGTAGTTCCGGATCGTCTGCGCGACGGACGACGCCGCGCTACCGAGCCGGCCGAGCATGGCGTAGATCCCATCGATCAGGCCCTGCACGACGTCGCGCCCCGAGTTGTAGAGCATCGAACCCAGGGTCCCGATCGACCGGCCGATCTGACCTGGCAGGTTCCCAAAGAACGTCAGCACGTTCCCCAGGCCGCTGCGCACGGCGTTGCTGACAGACCGCAGCCCCAGGTTGAACAAGCCCTGCGCGACGCTCCACAAGCTCCGCACGTACGAAAGCGCCCGGTCACGTACCGCGATGAACCGGTTCACGATGCCGGACACCCAGTTGGACACCCCGGTGATCAGCCGCACCTGAGCGTTGACGAACGTGGACACCACGCCGCTCCACCAGTCGCGCACTGATCTGAGGATCCGTGGCCCGGAGTCCGTGAAGAACTGGACGATCTTCCGCCACCCACTGGACA